AAAGACAATAAAATAACTGGTGCAGATTTTAAAATGATGAAGCACGGTGGACATGTCGTAGCAGGTAACGCAAACCGTAGGAGAAATAGACAAAGTGCCAAGGGCAAAACCTAGAAGAGGAAAAGCCAAAGTAAAAGTAACTAAATCTGGTAAAAGAGTTAGTTATGGTCAGGCAGGTAAAGCCAAAGGTGGTGGTCCTAGAGTAAAACCAGGAACATCAAAAGGTGATTCTTACTGCGCACGAAGTTACGGTATTAAAAAAAGGTTATCCAAAAAGAAAAGAAATAATCCTAACACTCCCAACAACTTATCTAGAAAAAGATGGAAGTGTGTAGGTAAAAAATCTAGAAGGAAATAATGTTAGATAAACTGCGTAAACAGATTATAGAACGACAAGAGGAATTGAAAGATACTCTTGCAGGTGGTGGAGTACAAAACTTTGAAAGTTACCACAGGATAGTAGGCGAAATAACAAGTCTGTCGTTTACTCTCTCACTAATACAAGACTTGCACAAGGACGATGATTAAACATGTCAAAAAACATAGAAGCCTTTGGTTCAGGCGGAGAACCGATACCCGATAAAGTAGAACGATTTACTGAACCTGTTGAAGTTGCACCTAGTGTGACTCCAGAATCAGTGCATGAAGACGGTGACTTACAGTCTAAGTTACCTAAACCCACAGGTTATAGAATTTTAATATTACCTTTTAGTCCTAAACAAAAAACTAAAGGTGGTATTTACTTAGCAGACTCAGTGTTAGAAAAAGAACGTATAGGCACTAACGTTGGGTATGTAGTAGCACTCGGTCCAGATGCATACCGTGACTCAGGTAAATTTCCTGAGGGAGCATGGTGTAAACCTAAAGACTGGGTGATATTTGGTAGGTATGCAGGAGCTAGACTCAAAATTGAGGGTGGTGAACTGCGTTTGTTAAACGATGATGAAGTTTTAGCTGTTATCTCAGATCCTGAAGATATACAATCAGCTTAAATGAATCACGCACATAAGGAGAAATAACATGGCAGAAGAAGCTATGCAAGTAAAAGAAAATGATGATGGTGCTGAAGTTGAGATCCCAGAGGTTGAAACTGAAGAAACTGAATCAGAAGTAAAGATAGAAGAGACAGAAAAAGAAACTGAAAAAGAACCTGTAGAAGCTAAGTCGGAACAAGAAGACGAGATTGAAGACTATAGTGAAGGGGTTAAAAAACGTATAAATAAGCTCACTTATAAGGTACGAGAATCAGAAAGAAGAGAACAAGCAGCAATAGACTATGCTAAATCTGTTCAAGAAGAATTAAATAAAACTAAAAATAAACTTTCAAAATCTGATCAAAACCTTTATAGTGAATACAGTACACGAGTAACTTCAGAACTTAACTCGGCACAAGAGAGATATAAAAAGGCGTATGAGTCAGGTGATACAGACGCTTTATTAGAAGCTCAAAAAGATTTAGCCAAGTTAGCAGTTGAGGAAGAAAGTTTAAAAAGGGTAAAACCTCAAGAAACTGAAACCGAAGTTATTCAGGATGAGCAGGAAGCTAAACCTAAATGGGAAAAGCAACCAGAACAAGAGGCTCCAGCACCAGACCCAAAAGCACAGGCTTGGGCTAAAAAGAACGAATGGTTTGGAGACGACCTCGCTATGACAACGGCAGCATTTGCGTTTCATAGACAGCTCACAGAAGGTGAAGGTTATGACCCTACTTCTGATGAATATTATGCAGAAGTAGATAAAAGGCTTGCTGAGGCTTTCCCACATAAGTTAGGAAAGACTCAAAAAGAGGTGAAAGAGACAGTAGCAGGTTCTAGCAAAGGTGTTGGAACTACTAAAGCTCGATCACGTAGAACTATTAAACTCACACCGAGTCAAGTAGCGATAGCGAAAAGATTAGGTGTGCCACTAGAAGAATATGCTAAGCATATTAAGGAGTAAAAAATGGTAGATAAAGATAAAACTACTGAATCAGATCGTTCTCCACGATCTGCTGAAAGTCGAGATAAACAATCTCGCCGTAAACCTTGGCAACCCCCGTCTTTGTTAGACGCACCTCCCCCACCACAGGGATATGTTTACAGATGGATACGAGAGTCAATGATTGGTCAAAACGACCCAGCGAATATGTCAAAACGTGTTCGTGAAGGTTGGGAACCAGTAAGAGCTGAAGATCATCCAGATTTTGAAGCTCCTAGCATTGAGGATGGTAAACACGCTGGAGTCATAGGAGTTGGTGGCTTAATTCTCGCTAAGATCCCCAAGGAAACTGTTGAGGAAAGGAGAGCATATTATCAAAACCTCTCTGATTCACAAATACAAGCAGTCGATAATGATCTTATGAGAGAAAGTAACCAAGTAATGCCTATTAGTAATCCTAATAGAACTACTAAAGTTACATTTGGTAAAGGTGGTTCTTAACTTATGTTAAGGGCTTAATAAAATTTATTTTTTATAAGGTGAATTAAAATGGCAAATACAAATGCCCCAGACGGATTCACACCAGCTTATCATATGTCAGGTGGCGTAATCAGACCTTCAGAATTTGCGATAGCAAGTGCTACTAATGCCTCGATTTTTTCAGGCGATGTAGTAAATCTCTCTAGTGGTTACGTTATACAGGGTACTGCAACAGGTACTCCACTCGGCGTATTTTACGGTGTAGAATACACAGCAACCGATGGTTCAATTGTTTTTTCAAACATGTGGACTGCCGACACTGCTACATTAGGTTCTGCGGATGCTAAAGCTTTTGTATATGTTGATCCTGATATTGTCTACGAGGCTCAGTCTACTGGTACTCCTACACAAGCATCAATAGGTACAACTAATACTATCAGCACAACCGCAGGTAATACTTCAACAGGTCGATCAAAAGAAGGTGTGACTACAACAACTTCTAGTGGTATTGCGACAGTAGTAGGCTTCCCAGATAAGCCAAATAACTCTATTGGACAATACGCTAGAGTGTATGTAACATTCCCAGCTTCTGTATTCGGCAATAGCTAAAAGGTGATTTAAAATGGCAATAAATAGAGCTCAATTAGTAAAAGAACTCGAACCAGGACTAAATGCACTTTTTGGTCTTGAGTACGACAGATACGAAAACGAACATACTGAAATTTTTGATACAGAAAATTCAGATAGAGCGTTTGAAGAAGAAGTCATGCTATCAGGTTTCGGTCAAGCTCCCGTGAAAGGCGAGGGTGCAGCTGTGACTTATGATACAGCACAAGAAACTTTCACAGCAAGGTACAGCCACGAAACTGTAGCTTTAGCTTTCTCCTTGACAGAAGAAGCTATAGAGGATAACCTCTATGACAGCTTATCTTCAAGATACACTAAAGCTTTAGCTAGATCAATGGCTACTACTAAGCAAGTGAAAGCAGCAAACGTACTTAATAATGGTTTCTCAACTTCCTTCCCAGGAGGCGACGGTAAACCTCTCATGACAACTGACCATCCTACCTTATCAGGTGGTGATCAGTCAAATGAGCCAAGCACTGCAGCTGACTTGAATGAGACTTCGTTAGAAAATGCGATGATTGATATATCACAATTTGTTGATGAAAGAGGTATCAAAATCAATGTTCAAGCAAGAAAACTTATTATTCCACCTCAACTACAGTTTGTAGCTGAGAGAGTTTTAAAAACTCCAGGAAGAGTAGGTACTTCTGATAATGATATTAACGCACTAAGCAACATGGGTATGCTCCCAGAAGGCTATGTGGTAAATCATTACTTGACAGATACTGATGCATTCTTCATTAAAACAGATGCACCTAACGGGTTGAAACACTTCGTTAGATCTCCTATGTCAACAGGCATGGAAGGTGATTTTGAAACTGGAAACGTTAGATACAAAGCAAGAGAGAGATACTCTTTCGGGTTTAGTGACTGGCGTGGAATCTACGGATCTCCAGGAGCATAATTCGTTTTTCGAATTTTAAGGGAGCTTCGGCTCCCTTTCTTTTTTATACAATACAGTATATCATTCAATTCTAGGATTTATTAACTTGTTTTACCAACTGACCTAGCAGACAAGCCAAGATGGTAAAACTTATTTCCTAAGGAGGAAATTATGGCAAAATCGACATTCTCAGGTCCAGTAAAATCTTTAGCTGGATTTATATCAGCAGGTAATGCTAACGTAGTCAGCTTAACAGCAGACACATCACTTACAGTAGATGCACACGCAGGTAAAATACTTACATGTAATGACGCAGACGGTAAGTTTACATTACCGAGTATAGTAGCTACCGATCCAGGTGATAACACTGATCCTAACCAGTTAAATAACTTAGGTGCAAGTTTTTATTTTGTAGTAGAAACAGCAGCAACCGACATGGATATTTTAACTGACGGAACAGATAAATTTGTAGGTGGTCTGTACACTGGTAAAGATGACTCTACAGGTAAAACATTTATCTCAGGTGCATCTAATGACGTTATTACTATGAATGGAAGTACTAAAGGCGGATTAGCAGGCAGTATCGTAAAAGTAACTGCTATGGGTTCAGCTAAGTATGCAGTAGAAGGTATTATACTAGGCTCAGGCACTATAGTAACACCATTCGCAGACGCATAGGAGTAAATTATGGCAGACGCAGTAACCTCAACTACTATTGTAGATGATGATAGAAAAGCTATTATTCAGCTTACTAACACATCAGACGGAACAGGTGAGTCAGCCGTAACTAAGATTGATGTAAGTGCTTTAGCAGCAAGAAAAGGCGATGGTGCGACATGTACTGGATGCAAATTAGCTAAAATCACTTACTCAACCTTTGGTATGAGTGTAAAACTACTTTGGGACGCAACTACCGATACTATATGTTGGGATTTAAATTCAGACTATAGTGACGATATTGATTTTTCAGAGTTCGGTGGTTTACAAAACACAGCAGCAGCAAGTGGTAAAACTGGTGATATAAAACTCACTACCACTGGTCATGCTAGTGGCGACTCCTACGTTATGGTACTAACAGTAATAAAAGAGTATTAGTAATGGCTACTTCTGGTAGTAAGACTTTTTCTCTTAATATATCTGACACTATTGAAGAAGCATTTGAATTAGCTGGCATTGAACTCAGAACTGGGTATGATGCAGAAACAGCTAGACGGTCAATGAATATTATGTTCGCTGATTGGTCTAACAGAGGTGTGAATATCTGGACTATTGAGCAGGTTACAACTGATCTTACTTCAGGTACTTCTAGTTACACACTCAATTCTTATGATGTTGATATAGTGTCAGCTGTTATACAACAAACTGATAGTAACTCAAACACTACAGACCTTAGTATTGAACGTATAGGCAGAACAGAGTATTTACAGATACCTGATAAAACAAGCACAGGCAGACCAACACAATTATTTTTAGACAGACAAACTACTCCTGTAGTAAAGTTATGGCCAGTTCCAGACAGCACATACACATATAAGTTAATAGCTAATACAATACAACGCATTGATGACGTAACAGCTTCTAATGAAGACCCAGAAGTTCCATCAAGGTTTATACCTTGTATGGTTAGTGGGTTAGCGTACTACATAGCTATGAAAAAGAATCCAGAAAGAGTTGCTTTATTAAAACAACAGTATGAACAAGATTTTAAACTAGCAGCAGATGAAGACCGTAATAGAGCTTCTTTAAGATTGGTGCCATCTAGGAGTTCTTATTAATGGCTTACGCTTCTGGTAAACATTCACTAGCTAGATGTGACAGATGTGGTTTTGT